GCGCCACCAGCCGCGGTGCGCAGGCACCCAGAACTTGCTGGATGGCAGCGGGCACGGAATCTTCCACCCAGGACCAGCCAGCTCACTCATAGACGAGCAGTCAGTAACAGCCACAGGCGTGCCGCAGTTATGAACCAGGTACCCAGCAGCTGTGTACGTACCTGAAGTCGTTGTCAGGTTGTAGACAGGGAGTTCGCGGACAACTCTGCGCGCAATCGAGCGGATGGCTTGATATTCAGGTTCCGCACGGTAGAGACCAGTTCCAGTTGCCGCTCCGACAAGGGATCCGAACGATTCTGAGTCAGGCGCAGCTCGGTGAACTCTACTAGGCACTCCATTTGCTGGCGTTTGATAACCAGCCTGGGAACCAGCGCCTGATACAGTGGCAGGTGCCCGAGTCCCTGAATATGGTACATGTAGCACTGAAGTTCGCTGGCTGGTCGGATACGACGATGCTCGATAAACGTCGAAGGACCGTCGAAGTGTCTCTCCAGCCATGCCATCAGAGGCTGAGACGTATTCGCAACGCGGATAGTCGGTTTGTACTTGCCGCTGAATTTGCGAATGGATACGGTTCCCTCGCCGTCGATGAGGCCAGCCAGGTAGCTCAGACTCTCGGGACCAACGGTAACTGGGTTCAGCTTGACGATCTGCGAGAACTGTTTGCGTAGGCCCAGCTGCCGCACCTGCCAGAACGCCGCCTCGTAGGTCATACCTGCGTGCTCTGCCGCTTCCCTCAGTGGCATCTGTGCGTAGAGCTGCGACAACCTCCCCAATTGTTCCGGCGTGTACTTCCTGTATCCCGCTGCTGGCATACCCCCCAGTATATAGGAGCAGGTCATCATGCCTTAGCTGAGCTGCGGGAATCCATCCCCTATCGGTCCAGAATGGGTGCTCGGCAGTGGCCTCCACCGTGTCACCCCGAGCAGTAGTAACGGAGACCATCTCTCCGCTGTACGTCCTGCTCATGGTACGCTCAATGCCTGTAGCCGAAACCGGAGTTTCGGCTGGGAAGCAGGCTTGCGCTTCCACAATCGGCAAGCCGAAGCCCTCGCCGTAGCTGCAGTTACTCAGCAGGTCCAGCGCACCATACCAGCTGGCCATGTTCTCAGCAGTCATCATGCCGGTCGCGTACGCATACTGGTCGGGGAACAGCACACTGGCAGAAATACCTGTTTCCTCAGCCAGCGCGCGCAAATCCACCGACGACGGGTCCGCAACGCACGAATGCACCAGCAGCATCGAATCGGGATGCTGCTGGTGGAACTGGCTGAACGCCAGAAACTGCTCCGCAAACGCCTTGCGCATCACGTCTTTGTTGAAGGCGTTAATGCCGATGACGAATGTGTCTTTGCCCAGGCCAATGATGTTCCGCTGCTCCATGTGGTCAGCGGGCGGCGAGAACGTCTTGATGTCAATAGCATGCGGCACATACCTGGCTGACACGCCGCGGCCCTTAAGTGCCCGCTGCCCGAACCTGCTCATAGCTATCGGCAGTGCACCCGTCTGGCCCAGGTTAGCTACCTCACGGAAGTTCGGCGGGTCACAGTCCACCGGAATCCAGTGCGCACAGCGCATCTGCCGGACCAGCTCAGGGTTCAGCACATAGCTGTCACACAGGGTGATAACCAGGTCCGCTTTAGACCACCTGTAGTGGTCCAGCAGAATGTCGTTGCCAGTGCCGTCCCGCCAGCCTGGTAGGACAGTTATGCCTTCCCAGGCTAGCGGCGCACCGTAATGCGACGACGGGGCAGCGCACATCACCTCGTGCCCTAGCTGCGCCAGACGGGGCAGCCAGGTAGCGGTTTGCGTTCCGTATCCCGTTGGAATGTACGGAGCGTTCGAGAACCACAGAATCCTAATTGTCCAGTTTTCCTTCCTGCTACGTTACCTGAGTCATGAACCAGGAAACCTGCGCATTGTTGTTACCCCAGGCCCATATTGAGTCGCCATCGGTAAGGCGGAACTTGATGGCTCCAGTGCCGGTTGCGGCAAAGTCGAAAGCGCCTGCTGGTGCCCCCGAGACTGAGCCCGTAAAGGTGGCGCTGGAGACCTGCACCACTTCACCCGAATCGTTGGTGAGGATGGCCGAAAGAATTACGTCCCAACTGCCGGACACTGCCGATATAACTTCCACTGCTGAGCCAGACGTCTCATCGCTGGTGAAGCTATAAGCGTTAGCTACGGCAGAAGCTGGGGTGGGCGTTTGCAGTACCCACCCCAGCGATACATCAGCGTCGGCTCCAAGCTCACCCCAGAGTTCTTCACCCTGGTTCAGAGAAAGACTCACGCCATCCGGCCCGCTGGGAACCGGCATCACGAAGACCGCGGCTGAACTAACGCCAAGCGCAAATTCACCTGGCTGACTCGCGAATACCGTAACAGTGGACGCAGCACTAACGGCGGAAAGAATCTGAACAACACCACTATTGGCAGCCAGACTCCCGAACTGGACAGACATTACGACAGGCCGACCCAGAACACTTCTGCGGTAGCCAGCTGGTTGCTTGTCAGCGCCAGCGACACGGGCAGCGTGGAGACACTGGTGCCGTTGATAGCGAACGGGTACTGCGACGCCGTAGCCACCGGCCCGGCCACCGTAGTAGCTCCTGTGGTAATGGCCGTCGCTGCAGCGACCGACAGAGAAGGCCCGTTGCTGCCGTAAACCAGTCCTACGTAGTACGTGCCCGATGACGTTGTCGTGTACTGCGCGGTGAGCGGATAGGTCTTGAACCCAGCAGTGGTACCAGTGGCCGTGCCGATCTGCGCCGTGGAAGCCACGAGGGCAGCCGTAGATGAAGTGTTGACATACCACACCCCAGCAAACGAAGCCGTCGTAGACGGCAGCGCCGCAACTGTGCCGAGCATGTTGACGTAGATGTTGCTGAAGGCCGTGTTCACAGGCAGGTTAACCTGAGCCAGATACAGGTAGGCTGAGGTCAGCGCAGCCACGCTGCCCCCTGCCAGGGCCAGTGGGAACGACCATGCCTTCAGCCCGACGACAGCAGGTGCCAGTGCGCTGGCACCGCCGGCAATGTTGGCACCGCCGATAGTGACCCCGCCGTCAAACTGGTACGGCGCTAGCGTCTCGTTAACCTGCGGATTGATGATGCTAGTGGGCAAGAACCTCCCTAAAAACGGAACGCAGTGACCGCACCAGCGGCCGTATGAGTAACAGAAACTGCTGTCATCACTGCTGGCTTAGCAGCAGCAACAGCCGCCTGGATGGCCGTAGTGCTGACGGGCAGGCTCCAGGTGAGCGTCACCAGTGCCCCGTTGCCCTCGATGCTTGGCATGGTCCCGCTCCAGCTGCCAGGGCGGGCCAGTACCTGCGACAGCCGCACACCATCGGCTGGTGATGCGCACACGATGGTGGTGACAGCCACACTCACGAAACATTCACCGACCAGGTGACGTTGCCAGCGTAAGGGCCAGTGACGATGCCCCACACCTGCTGGTCGCCGCTGGCATAACCGCGCTGCAGAACAAAGTCACTGCCGCCGCCGGCAGGGAACCCGTTTGACGTGGTGACTGAGTTGCTGGTGCCAAACCAGACGGGCGGGCTGGCGGCGTCAACATGAATGCGCAGCGTCTGGTTGGTGGTACCGCTGAACGTGCCGATCAGCGTTGGCGTTACACTGCCGATGCTCACGTAGCTGACCGGAGCCATGAACCTCCACACAGTCGGGTAAGTTAGTTCCTTCTGGTGACCGCGGCTGCCCAGTTACGGAGCGGAAAACCACGCCATATACGGCAGCCGCGGTCACCAGAGACCCAGCATCGCTGGCTTTACTTGCTGAGGATTTCGTCCAGGCGGGTGAAGTCCCCAGCGGTAATCTCTTCTTCGGTGATGCGCAGGACCGTATAGCCGAGCGCCTTGAGTTTCTTATCCCGTACAGCATCGTGCTTGACGCGGTCTGGATGAGCATGCCAGTGCCTGCTGTCGCACTCGACATCCAGGTTCAGGGATTCGACGTAGAAGTCAAACTCGTACCGGCCAACCGTCATGTGGATATGCTCGGCAGGCAGTGTTACGCCCCGCGCAGCAAGGGCAGCCAGCACCTGAATTTCTAGTCCTGTTAGCGGCTTGTCATGCCGCCAGTGCAGGGAGTTGAGACGTTCAGGTGTAGGTGTTACCCACGTCTGCCTGATAGCTTCGCTCTGCCGTTCATGCTCCCCAGGCCGCGCCCAGCGCTTTCGGGCTGCGGCACTCCGGGCAGCTTTGGTTTCCGGCCTGGCTTCTATTTCAGCACGCCGCGCTTTGTCCGTCTCACTGGAGCGGACACGTTTCTGGGCTTTGCTGTGTTTGGTCCTGGTTTCCGGCGTCATGCTGGCCTTGAACTTTGCCGAAAGCCTTGCCTTGTACTCAGGGTCAGCCCAGCGCCGCTTCATCGCTTCTGAACGCTTAGCGTCCGACTCTGGTGTGTGGGTTGATTTCTGGTTCGGGCGCTTCTCGCCCATACGCCGGCGGTTAGCTGCTGCTACTGCCTCAGCCTGCTGCTTCTTACCTTCTTCGGTTGGCACATGTACCTCCAGTCAAGGGGGCCGAGACCCCCGGCCCCTTGACTGAAAGTATACTACTACTTGAGCATCTTGACCTAGTACCTAAACTAGGGCATATCAGCTATATGGGGTCTGATCGGACACCTGAATGCCCTGCAGAAGACCGCTGTAGTACGGTGCCTGCGCCACCAATGCCCCATATTGGAATAGACTGTACCTAAATGTCGCATCTATGACTGGCCAGCTGATGGACAGGTAGTCCTGCACCATCACCATTTCCCAGCAGTTGGCCACGTTGGACCAGGTGAACGGCAGCGTGTAACTCATCAGCATGGCGGTGCCCTGCGTGAGCCACGGGTGCACCAGCAGCTGAATCTTGCTGCGGGTAATCGGGTTCTGGAACTGGCTGACCGCAGCACCCGACATGATGCCGTCGACTTCGCTCTGCTGAATCAGCAGCTGGTATGTGGTTGCCTGACCCGACTGCACAATGTCGTTAGACATCCGCATGATGTCGCCACCCTCACCAACCAGCTCCGCTGGGTCAGCTCGGAAGGAACCAGGCGAAATACCGCTGCCGCCGTCGAACAGCGACTGCAGGGCGTTGTTTACTGCGCTGATGCTCAGGTGCGTGCCCAGCGACTGGTTGATGTACCCGGCTTCCCATGCGGACGGCGACGTTGGGTACACACCCGCGGTAGCCGCCTGGCCTGAGAGGGTGGGAATCATGCCGGCCATGCGGGTGCTCTTGCCGGTGCCGGTGTCAGAGGTTGGCGGAGTGCCGTTAGCTGAGGTAGCTACCGTGCCCTGGAGGGTTATCTTGTGCCCGCCGACCGAGTTAGCTGACTGCGCCCCCACGTACGTGGTGGAACCCTGGTAGCTGGTACCCACCTGCAGGTAACAAGACGTCGATGAGGCTGAGGTGCCAATGTACACGTTGTACTGCTGCGCACCAGCAACAGGGCTGATGGTGACATCAAGCACCTGGCTGCTGACAGCCTGGCTGGCCGACACCGTCCCGGCGATGGTTTCACCGTAGAAGTTGACTGCCGTCACGTACACGTAGTAGGTGCCGTTGGAAAGCGCAGTCTCGTTGCTGCCTGGCGTGCGGACAGCCAGCGTTGAAGCACCTGGTGCGGCCAGGTTGGTTGGAGTAGCCGCCAGCATGGCGTACTCCTCGGCCAGCATGAACTCCTGAAGCAGAATCAGGTTAGCCAGGGCGCTGATGTCCTCAAAGCCCTGACCGCCGAACTGCGCCAGCCACGACAGTGCTTCAGTCAGGCCGAAGAACTGGTAGGGGACGTTCAGGTCGATAGCAGTCTGGTTGCCTGACCCAGGCAGGTTCAGTGGCCACGTGCCTGTGATGGAAGTACCGCTGACCAGCTCAGGAATGCTGATGTCGATGACGCCCTGACCACCGGTCTGGGAGCCGCTGACACCAGTCACGACCTTGACACGCCGGCTGGTGCCCTGGCCAGGCACCCGCGGAATCTTGTTCCGCAGCGGCGAGTACACCGGGTAGATAAGACGCGACGGCGCAACCAGGTCAAACGGCACAAAGCCGCTGGACAGCGGCGCAGTCAGCGTGAAGTTCTTAAGCGCATCAGTCTGGCTGAACGCAGAGTTAATCTGCTGCACCAGCTCAGTGAGACCGCTGTTGCCGAACCCTGGGGTGCCTGCCGCCAGGAAGTTGCCAAACTGGCTGGTGAAACTCGGGTTCAGGCTCTTGCGGACTTCTTCAGGATGCTTCTGGCCTTTAGAAACCGCGCTGCGCAGTGCCTTAGTAGCCTTGAACGCACGGTCAAAAATCTCGTCGTCGTTGTCGATGGGCTTGTTGCCGCCTGGGCGGGCAAAGCCAGCACCCTTGACGGCTTCGGGCATGCGGCCGGCCAGCATGTCCATTGGGGTGTCATACCAGCTGGCCTCGGCAGCTGCCTCCGCGCCAACCTTAGATACTTCTGCGGTCAGAATATCGGCCACAGACCTCCTTTGCGGTGCTGTAAGCTAACAGGCTTCCAGGACTAGCTCGGAAGCCAAGAGCATCACGGCGCACCCAGCATCTTGCGGATCTGGGCTTGTGCGCCTTCGCGTACGGTGGGGTCACCCGAGTTGGTAAGCGACTGCAGAAACGCCAGCTTCTCGTCGTGGACTGCCATGGCTGCCTTTTCCACTGTCGACCGCCGGTCTTCAGTGCCAGCACCGCTTTCAGCACCATGGTCAGGCCCGTAGACAGCTGCGCGCAGTGGCGCCAGGTACGGGTCGGGCTGGGAACCTAGCTCATCTATCTGAGCTTGCATTTTGGTGATGGTGTCTGCGGCTGCTGCTTCACGTTCACCGAACGCCTTAAGCAGTGCCGCGTTCTGGTCGGTCAGCTCCTGCATCTTAGCGAGCACGGCCGCGCCAGGTGATGCGGACTTGGTCTTTTTGGTCTTCTTGTTTCTGGTTACGGGTACCAGCGGCTCAGCTGCCTTGGTGACCTGGGTGGCTGCGGCTGGGATGCTGGCCTGGACGTGGTTGCTTATCTGGGTGGCAATCTGGCTCATTGAGCCGTTACGGGCGTCAATGGCATCCTTGTGGGCTGCAGCGGGCACCGCCGAGCTGTGGCCCATTGGGCAAAGGTCAGGGAAGCTGTCAGCAATGCTGTCATGTATGACGGTCATAGCTGACATGGCGCTGCCCTTGGGTGCGCTCATGTGGCTGGCGTTCACCCCGCCGAACGACTCCACCCGCGTGCCGCCGTCAGCTGGCGACTGTGACTGGTGGCCGTCGCTTATCCACGGACGGGTGAACTGGCTGGCGGTAATACCCTGCGGGGGGATTTTAGCATCAGGCTGGCTGCCTGGCGGCTGGGCTGAAAGCGGCGCATGGCCGTCGCTGATGTAAGGGCGGTGGAACTGCTGGGCTGTTACCTGCCCTGGCGTCAGGTGGACACTCGGGTACATGTCAGCGAACGCCTTGCGCAGTGCCGCACGGCCGTCTTCAACTGCGGCGGGGTCAAGCGCCTTAAGGTGCTCAGCCGCCGCAGCGACGCCCAGCGCCTTCTGCCCGTCACTCAGGTTGCCTGAGTTAACTACGTCACGGGCAGCGTTACGCCATGCCTCAGAATCCACAGCGTCGGCGTAGCCCTTAAGCGACGGGTACTCCGCCAGCACGGCAGGCCCGTCGTAAGCGGCGCAAAGCGCATCGTGGCTGCGCATAAGCGAATACGGGGCCTGCGTCTGGCGCATCTTAGCGCCCTCGCTGGACACCAGGTACGGCGCATTGTTGTCGCGCTGTTCCTCGTCGTCTTCAGCGGGACCTGAGTCAGTGGGCTTTTTGTTGTCCACTCCAGCGGCTGGGTCAGTTCCCTTAGATGCACTCCACGTTGGCGCTGGCTCGGCTGGCTTAGCACCGTCAGGACCATCGGCGTCTTCCATGCCCGCGTCCTTCTCAAAGTCTTCAGTCTGCGGGCCGTCTGGCTCACGGTGAGCTGGCACAGGCTTGGTGTCCTTGCCGCGTGCACCATCCCCAGGAGACGGGTGGCTATGCGGGATGACGTGCTTAGTCTTAGACGGCATGGCAACCTTAGCCCCGCAGCCAGGGCAGAACGAGCCCTTCTTTTTAAGGCCGCTGCCGCACGCAGGGCAGAACATTTTGCCCTTGGCTGTCTTTATGCCGTCTTCGTCTTCGTCGTCGGTGGCTGCGTCTGGCCCGTCGCCGTCAACGTTGCCGCTGGCGTCAGCACTGGTGTCACCCCTGCTGCTGTCACTGCTGCTGTCGTCATCGTTGTCGTTGTCGTCGTTCTCCGCCATGCGGTCCACCAGGTCGCCGTCGTCGTGACCTTTGCTGACGGACTGCTTGCCGCTGCCGCCGCAGTCGGGGCACTTACGGTGACCATCGAGAATCTTGCCGGTGCCGTGGCACAAACTGCATTCGCCGTCTTCAGCCTTGGCGACAGGCAGCTTAGTGCCGCAGCTCTCGCAGTTCATCATCTTGGAGTCGGCATGGTAGTTTTTGCCGCACTTGGGGCACGCCTTAGCGCCAGCCTTGCCCACGTCAGGCTCGGTGGTGGTCTTGCTGCTGTCATCCCCTCCGCTCAGCGACGGCGGCAGCTTCATCCCGGGCCACTTACGGCTGGCTATCGAGCGGATGCGGCTGCGCACAGCCGACGGGTCAGCAGCATGATGTGCCAGGCTAGCGGCATCGCTCACGTCATCCTGCGTCTTGATGGGGAAGGTCTTGTGCGGCCCGGCAAAGTCCTTATCGTCCAGGCTGGTGACATCACGGCCGCCGGAATCAACCACGCGGCCCGAGGCTAGTTCCCGCTTATCCAGGCGCAGGGCCTCCTGCAGGCGGTTAGCCACCGGGTTAGCAAACGGTGCCGCTGGTATAAACCCAGCTTCGACATCGGGCTGTTGCGGTGGCGGTGCTACTGCGGACTTGCCGAGCATGCGCGCCATGTCCGATGGCGTTGGGGTCAGTGCCCTGGCGACAAAGTCAGGGTCAGCATTCAGCGCGCCCAGCCATTCAGCATTGCCGTCTTTGTCGCTCTTGACCAGGGTAAAGGCGCAGTTACGGTTAGCAGGACGGTCTACCAGGCTGACCTCACCCAGCTCGCCGCCAACAATACGCCCGCCGCGTGCCTTGTTGTCCGTGACAATCTTAGGCCGCATAATGCCGACGCTGAACGCCCGCAGCGCACCCTTGCTGACTAGCTTTTTAGCGATGGGCTCGCTGATTTCCGCCTGCAGGTAGTGACCGCCGTCGCCGTCTTTGTCGAGGTCAATCTTGAGGCCAACGCCAGCAGGGTCACGGTTAGCCTGATGCTGCACGCGGACGTTACCGCCAGTAGCCAGCCACGTCTTAAGCGCGGCTGCAGACCACTTTGAGTCCACAATCTGGTCGTCGGAGTCAACGGTCCCATCGGTGGCCTTGCCGTAAACGATGAGGTCACCGTCAGCGTTAGTTTCAGTCTTGAGAATCGGGAAACTAACGTAGACGTCCTTGGTGTCGGTCAGGACAGCGGCCACGTGCCTCCGGGTGTCGGACTTGCTCTGCTGTTGCTGTTGCGGTGCGCCATGCACCTGGCTGGCCTGCTGCCGCAGCTGGGCAGCCTGCGAATGCAGTGACGTCACCTGAGTCTGCAGCTGCGTAATCTGCTGGCCAACGGCCTGCGCTTGAGCCTCGTAGCTGGCGGCCAGCTGCTCGTCGGACTCTGCTGCTGAGCTGCTGGATGTGGAGCCGGCCGCAGTGCCAGTAACCGTTGGTGACGTGGACGCCGCAGTGGTAGATGATGAGGTAGAAGCGGACGTGCTGGAGGATGTGCTTGAACTGCTTGACGACGAAGCCGCTGACGCAGCCTGCTCAGCGGCTTTAGCCTGCGACTCGTAACTGTCCTGCAGCGACTGCAGGTTAGTTATCTGGCCAGAAATGTCGTCGGCTTCCTGGTCGAGCCCCTGCGCCTGGGTGAGCAGCGAATTTATCTGCTGCTCAGCTGGCGTGGTCTCGTTCTGGCCAGCACCAGCAGGCCGGCCGCCCCCACCGCTGCCAGGTGGGCGCGCTGGTGCCATTGGTGAAGGCGCAATGCCTGATGCTTCATCTGCTGATGACACCGATGCCTGGGCTGCACCACCCTCGGCGGCGAACTCACCGCCAGGCCCCCGCGGCTGGTCAGGGTTGAACGCCTTCAGCGCCTGTGCCAGACGCTCCGCTACTGGAGTAGGGAAGCTGGACGTGAACCTCCCCGCACCTGGCGTTAAGCTAACTGGGAGTTGCCTCCAAGGAGGAAGCGGAAACCACTTGTCACACGGGAGAGAGACTTCTCCTGTCCGCAGAATTACGTGCAATCATAGCAGAGCACTGGGTGCTGTAAGCAACACCTGGGGGTATATAGTTGGCTCACGCGCCCAACTGATCGGCGGGAGTCAAGGTTGATACGGCGCGTATCCGACAGGGAAGAGGGAAGCTATGACGAGTCTGGCTGCGCTTATCCGTGCCGCCTACGACAGCGGGGAACGCAACCCAGATGTGGTTGCTGCGTCAGTGCTGAACCTGGCGCTGAATGACAGAGGCTCGGCGTTCGAGATGCTGCTGCCGGCGGTACGGGACACCGCCAGCACTGAGCTGCGCCGGCTGGTCCGCGGTCTTGAAGGCCGCGCGAGCCTCACCGAGCCAGCCAGCGGATTCAGCGACGCCGCGCTGGCGGCACGGGCCAGGTTGCTGAGCGAACTGGTGTGGGTGCCGAATGTTGGCCGCCGCACCTGGGGCTCGCTGACTGTCGAACAGCATGAGACCGTCATCAGCTACTACGGGCTGATGATTGACGGGCTGAGCAAAACCATCCGCAGGCACGAGGAAGCCATAGTCGCCATCAAGGGCACACCTGGGGCAACCTGCCTGGACGATGTGCCTGTCAGGCCACGGGCGCACCAGCAGCGGGGTCTGGCAGTCAGGCAGCCAGAGCGACAACGGTAGCCATCAACAACGCGGCGTTTAAAAGCCAAGGGAGTGACGGGAATGGAAGGGAACGAGCTGCGGGCCTCAGCTGAGGAGCTGCTGGCGCTGCGGGCACTGAGTGAAGGGCTGACTGATGCCATCAAAGCACGGGTGGCTGCGGAGAACCGAGCCGACCGCGGCACAGTAGCTAACAAGGTGCTGGCGGACAGCATCAAAGACATCGCCCGCGCCACTGAAGACAAATACCGTGAGCTGCTGCGGGACGAATACGAGCGCGTAGTGCCCAAGCGGGTTAAAGACTGGGCTGCGGGAATACCTGGCCTGGCCAGCGGGGTGCTGTTCCCGCGGCTGGTTGGCCTGGTCGGCAACCCGCGCATAGCCACCCCATACCACTGGGCAGATTCAGACGGCAAGCGCGTGCTGGTGGCCGATGAGCCGTATATACGCGGCAGCAACAAAGCACCCAACCCCATGTACGGTGAGGACTCCCAGTATCACTACGGGCTGCGGAGTTTCTGGCGGTACTGCGGCTGCGGTGACCCAGCTGACCGCCCGCGTTCTGGTTCCACCCAGGCTGATGTACTGCGCGGTGGCAAGCGCACAACCGTCCGCCCGGTGCTGTACACGTTCAGCAGTTACCTGGTGCGTAACGCCAAGCGCAGCCCAGCCATCGCCGACAGCAAGTACCTGGCTATCTACCAGCGGGAACGTGCCGCAGCTGAAGCCAAGCGCCATGAGAAGCAGTGCCAGAACAGCCACCGCCCGCCGCTGGGCTCAAACGGCTGCGGCACGGTAGCTCACCCTGAGTGGGGTGCGCCTGGCTCACCGTGGCGTCCAGGGCACTGCGCTGCGCACGCACACCGCATAGTCGCCAAGGAGCTGCTGCGGGACCTGTATGAGGTGTGGCCAGCGCCAGACGAGGAACTGGTGCCAGCAGTGAGCGACGAAGCCAAGCAGCATGCTGCGGAGTTCCTGGAGCGTACAGCCTGGAGCGGAGTGGCGTCATGACGGGCGGCGTACTGCTGGCCGCAGCGACAGCGCTGCTGTTCTTCCTGATGGGCAGGTACCTGCCTGGCCGTCGCAGAACCGCTAAGCCACCCACGCCCCCTAAGCCGCTCTGCGGCTGCGGTCACCACTTGTCATTCCACGAGGCCAGCAGTGACGAAGGTGGCAGCTGCCACGCCAGGGTGAAAGGCAAAGCTACCAGGTGGAACACCTATGGCGACCCAAAAGGCTGGGAACTGGTTCAGTGCAGCTGCCAGCGTTACACCGGCCCGCGCATGCTTGACCCTGGCTATGTGGCCAGGGAAATCAGCTAGGGGCCAGGACGATGGCGGACAAGTATGAGCGCCTGGACCGTGAGACGCTGGAGAAGCTGCTGCACCTGGCGCATAACGTAATCCTGGGCACCACGCAGGACGTGCTCCGCACCGATGCAGCCTACTACCCGCACCTGGAGCGAATGCGGAACACTTACGCCAGGGCATACATCGAGGCCCTGGCTCCCGTAGTCCCGCTCCAGGTGCACGACATCATCACGTACTACCATTACGCGGCCCACCTGCAGCCATGGAACCACGCAATCCCGTGGAACTGCCCAGCGTACTATGACGGCTGCAACTGCCCTGGCGGCCCTTACTACACGCGCCCCGAAGCTGAGAAATGACAACGAGCAGCCCAGCCGACGCACGAAAGCCAGTGGTCTCGCGGCCTGAGCTGCCGCCAGCCGAAGTGGTCCAGTGGCTGGACAGCACCGAAGGCCAGCACTGGCGGGAAGACAACATCAGCCGCACCAGCCGCATCGGCTGTTTTGCTGAGTTCAAAGATGCCGACGTATTTCACGTCTACCTCAACGGCATGGAAGTGCGAGCTGAGTGCTGCAGTATTTGCGCCACGCCGCTGAGTATATGGCGGGAGTTCTGGAAGGAGAACCTGCGGCGGTACAACGTCAAGTGGAACCCAGACGACGACCCAGCTGGACAGTAACCCCCCAGTGTACGAGCGGAAACCATATCCTCAGCGGGGTTACTGCGGCCGGTCAGCCAGCCATGCTGCCACATCCTGCCGCAGCGCCTGGGAGAAGTCGTTCCACTGCGGCTGGCTCATCAGCTCCCTGACCGCCTGGGGGTCTGTGGTGCCCAGCTGGTTAAGCAGGTCCTGCACGGTGTCAGGACCGTCATCCCAGCTGCTGTCACTCAGCACCTCACCCGACGGGGTTTTAACAGTCACGGCTGCTTCTCTCTGTCCTTAAGATAACGCATCACGTATTCGCCGTAGGCTTTAGCCGCAGCCCGCGGGTTAGACGACTGCGTGTACTCCTGCCACAGTTCCGCCAGCATCTCATTCATGTTGGCGGAACCGTAGTCAGACACTTCCCTGGCAATTTTGGCTTTGTTTGAGCCAATCCAGCGGTTAACAGCCTGCTCGTAGTCGAACTTGCTCTTTTTTTCCAGGTCCATCGGCGGCATGACGCCAATGCCGTCAGCTATTTTCTTCCACAGGTCAGGGCCGGCGTACCGTGCGCTGAGGCCACGGTCAGCCACGCCGTGGCCTATCTCATGTGCTAGCACCGTATCAGCCAGCGACCACTTATCGTCTGCTGGCGGCCACCAGGTGCCCTGGCCGCTCACCAGCGTGCGGTCGTTCTTGACTGGGTCCCCGAGGGAGTCCAGAATCTCAGGCTTGATGTTGATGGTGCCGTTGGTGCCGTAGTGCTCGCCAAGCCAGTTGCTGCGCACTCCCCCGCCAGTTGGCTTGGTGACGTTCACTTTGGCACGGGCAACCACGTTCGGCACATAGCGGGCCTGGTGGTTAAGCTGGTCACGTATCTGCTGGTGCGCGCGGGCCAGCTGCTCCTGGGTGTAGGTGCCGCTCAAACTGTCAAGGCTGTCAGAGTTGATGGAGTGGTCGGCCAGGAACCAGTCTGGTGGCTTGTCAGGCAACGCTGGCACGGGTGGTTCTGGTTCACGTGGCGGCGCTGGCTCCAGCCGCTTGTTATGAGCATCAATCAGGCGGGTGAGTGCTTTGTCTGCACCTGGCTGCTTAGCATCACTGGCAGCAAACGACACCACGCTGCCGTCAGCATGCCGGCCTGTGTAATAGGCTTTGCTGTCGCTGGCAATGGTGCCCTTAGCCAGATGCGGCTGCCTTTTGCTGAGCCACTCCTGGTCAATTGTGCCAACCTGAATCCCGGTGGGCTTATGGATGACCTCAGCATGGCTGCCGTCACCCCAGTGAACTTCTAGCTGGCTGCGGCGTATCTTCCCTGTTTTAGCCCATGGCTCGTCAGGGACTTCCAGTTTCCGCTCAGGCAGCTCATCGCCAGTTAGGTCATGGTAAAGGTCCACGACGCCGTTACGCAGCTGGGCTACATCTTTAGCGTTGGAGAAGCCACGCGGGTCGGTAACTGGCGGTATCGCGTCCAGTGTTTGCTGCGCGCTCCGCAGCGACTCCGCAGCAGCGTCTTCACGGCCGCCCATCAGCTGGTTGCGGGCATTGTCCAGCTGCCGTCTTGGTTCGGTGAACCCAGCGGCACTGGCTTTGTCACGCAGCAGCCGCAGGTCATGCTCGCGGGCTACCTGCCGCAGGCCGCTCGCTGGGTCATCCCCCACAGCAGAAGGAGTGTGGACGTTGGTGTTGTTGTACGCGGCGAACTGGACGCCGTGTTCGCGGTCACCTGTCGGGCGGACGGTGCCCAGCTGCTGGCCAGTACCGCCGTGCACAATGCGGTAGCTGGCCATCATTCCGTGACCTGGGATGCTGAACGTGGCCTGCTCGTTCTCTTCCAGGTGGAGGCTGTCTTTTTCACCGCAGGGCGGGCGGACACAAATCCAGCCGTGGATATAGCCCTCTGGGCCGGCTTTCACCAGGTCGGCGATGGAGACGTGCTTCTTGCTCCCACCCGAAGCCTCGCGGATGTCCTTAGCGTGCGTGGCTGGCCATATGCCAAGCGCATCATGATGCCGCTCAGCGCAGTAACCTTTAGCCTGCTCAGGTGACATCTTCGCGTGAGTGGTCACCATGGCGACGCACCTGTCGAAGTCGCCTGGTGTGCCCCAGGCTATGGCGTCACGTTCAGCACCGTGTGATGGTCCAGCGTGCCCGTGGCCTGACCAGTAATCACGTAGCGTCTGAGCATTACCACGGGGTGACTTCTTTTTGTACGCATGCATCAGTGCGTCGTCTATGCGGGCTATCTCATCTGCGGTGAGCACCTTAGCGGTGGGTGCGTCGTCAGCATCAGGCTGGCTGCGGTACCAGTCGGCTATGTTGCTGGCTGCCTGACCGCCAGGCAGTTCAGCAGCAGCTGCCGCGGCCTGCACGTCGTCCTGGGTGATGTTACGCGGGTCGCCGTGGTCGTCATGGGGAAGGCCGCAGCCGCAGCTCAGGCACTTCCCTGTCGGCTGCTTGCCGGTGCCGCCGCACTGCTCGCATGTTCCGCCGATGCCGTTACATGCTGGGCACAAGGTCGGCATGCGGCCATAGGTGACTTCATGGTCGCCAGCGCCAGATATGTTCTTGACTACGGTCTGCAGGTCTTTAACACCTTGCGCTGGTTTCATGCCAGGTATAAAGGTGTCTATTCCCGCCCACTCACCGTGGAAACCGCGCGCCTCGTGCATCCACGCATCGTGCCAGCCCTTATTCTGCAGCCGCTGTTCTTCAGTCAGCGACGTGTCAGGCCAGCCAAACCACCGCAGCGGCTCACCTTCCCGTTGCTGAACGTACGGCGGGACACTGTAATAGTCAGTCGGCGTGTGGGTACACCGACAGTTGTGGGTTACAATACCGTTGGCTATGTACCATCCACTTTCGGTTTCAAGGTTGTAAACATGGGTGTTCGCCGTAGCGACTTCGACGTGGACGACCTCATCCAGCGCTATGTCGCTGGAGAGAGTGAGAAGGCGCTGAGCGAAGCCTTCGGCGTCAGCCGACCAGTGGTACGGCTTCGGCTCGTGGAGAACGGCATTGAGCCAAGGGGCCGAAGCACCAGCATGTACCTGCGTATGGCCAGGACCAGCCCCGAGGAGCGCCAGCGGCTGGTTAGCGCTGCGCATGCGGCGGTGCGCGGAGTGCCTCTTACCGACGAAAAGCGCGTTGCGGCGGCCAAGGGGCGCGAAGCCAAGCCTGGTAACATCTCTCCGCTGGAAAACCTGATGGCCACATTTATGGACGACCGTGGCATTGTATGGCGTCGGCAGACGGCGATAGGCCCCTACAATGCAGATTTCACTGCCGGCCCCATCGCCGTGGAAATCTTCGGCGGCAACTGGCACTTCAGCGGACAGCACCTGGCCAGAGCGCAAAAACGCTTCCGCTACCTGCTTGACAGTGGCTGGCATGTGCTGGTGATTGTTGTCAACGCCACGCACCCGCTGACTCCAGCTGCTAGTGACTACCTGCTCGCCTACCTGCACGACGCCCGCAGGAACCCAGCCCTGGTTCGTCAGTACCGGATGATTGGGGGTAGCGGTGAGGAGCTTGCCCGTCAGAGTGCGGATGCTGACGAGATCACCGTTGTATACCCGCGAGGTTGCACCCGTGATACGGCTACTGGCCGTTACAAGAGTGTTCCCAGGTAGGCACCGTGGGTGCGCTGGGGGCATAAGGTCACCAGACGGAAACGGCATGCCCATGGGCACTGCGCCTGCGGCTTCGTTAGCGGCGCAGATGGGGCATACTTTTTCGTCTTCTGCTGTAAGCCATTCAGTGGCTGCCACGCCAGCGTTGCGGTAGGTATCATGAGCGGCTTCAGCCACGGCAGCGGATACTTCGGTCTGGCCGACGTTAGCCGCTGAGCTGGCTGCTGGACCGTCTGGCGCACCGCCGACTGCGGGACTGGCGAGCACCGCATCCAGCTGCTGTTTCACTTCTTCAGGTTCGGGAACTTGACCATCGGCCAGTGCCTGCTGCTGAACCTGATGCAGCACCTGTGCTAGCTGCGCAAGCCGTGTACCTGACATGCCTGCCACGTAGCTGCGGCGACGCTGCATAAACTGTGCCAGCGGCGGATGGGTGAGCAGATAGCCAGCTATGAGCGCATCAAGAACGGGATGCTGGAGTTCTGGCTGTTGCTGAACTGGCTGCTGGGTTTCCGCAGTTTCTGCAGCTGGCACAGACACAGGGGCTCCTAGGGGAAATAAACAGAAGGCAGCAGGCGTTTACGTAGTTGTCACACAAAAGGGAAAGAAGGAAACAGGGAAATGAAGGTTACGATTCTGCACAACACTGACCGTGATGCCAGCTTTGGGCTGAACACACGGCTGGAGCCAGGCAAGCAAATCACGCAGCCACGCTCACATCAGCTAGTCAGGGTGTTCCAGTTTGAGCAGCCCGAGGACTACCTCCAGCACGTGCTGGAGGACGTGTACTGGCGGCTGAACGTCGGAGAAGACCCCGACTTTGGTGAGCCAGACCAGATTGCGCTTGACTACCGGGCGCTGAGGCTGCGGTCGCTCAGCATAGGCGATGTCGTCCAGATAGAAGACGGCAGCGACCTCTGCCCTGACGGCTACTACGCCCTGGACAGGTTCGAGTTCAAGCCAGTAGCCGCCAGCCAGCTAGCCATAACCACAACGCGGTAAGGAGGAAACCGCAAATGTTGCTCACGCCACATCCGTACGTCCACTCAGATCAGCTGACCTGGGTGCCGCAGAGCAGGAACTTCGTTGCTGAGATGTCAGACATTGGCGGGTTCGGCCGCGTGTATGACGACTCAGCCGATGTTGGGCTCACGCTGGTGAGCCGCTACCCTGGTCACGACGACATGGTGTTCGTTGTGGACCATGAGAAGCGGGACAGCGAAGGTGAGGTGCTGTACTGGAAGCTGAAGCCAGTTAACCCCAGTCAGCAGCGGAAGACCGGCCACTTCAATATCACGGTCTTCAACGACTGAAAGGGAAACAGGGAATGACGGAACTACGTGATACCGCGCGCAGATGTGCTGATGCTGCGCGCGGTATGCGGCTGTCACTTGAAGCTGACGTCTGGCATGCGATAGCTGACCGTGGCGAGGAATGGCAGCCGCCTGTTAAGCGCCGCGGCCAGTGGATGAAGCAACAGCAGTGCTTCCGTAACGCTGCGCTCACAGCCATGGGATGGACGGCGCTGGACCCCGATGGACTGCAGTATGCGGAAGGGTTTGCGCTGAACGAGTTCGGCCTGTGGGTGCATCACGCCTGGGTAGTCAGCCAGGACGGCGAAGTCACCGACCGCACCTGGCGTGAGCCTGGACTGCGGTACCTGGGCGTCACCTTCGATGCTGACTCGTTCACCAGGCCGCTTGGCAACTGCCAGCTGACTGATGAGCCATGCGGATTTGCGTTCTGCTCACCAGAGCTGACGGAAACCCCAGGTGCCCTGGAGTGGATTACTCAGGCCCGCAGGTAGAGTTACGCCTGGCCAGCAGCTGGTGGTGCGCTGAGCGCTGTCCCAGTTCCCATGCCTGCTGCCAGGCTGGACCGAGAACGGCTTCCAGTGCGCCACGTACCCGCGGCAGCTGGGTGAGCAGGTAGCTTTCGGCTGCGCCTGGTCCCAGACTTTGCGTGGACAGGACCTGCACCCAGTCGCGGGCGATAGCATCAGTGTCCACCGCTGCCAGGAGTGCCTGCTGCAGGCTGTCAGCCAGCTGCTGAGCCTGCTGGCGGTCAGATTCCCATGCCAGCCAGCTTGCTGATTTGGCTGCGAACGCGTCGGTGGTTTCACGCTGGCCAGCATCGAACTGCTGGGCGTGGAACTCGTCCCACGGACCAGTGTTACTGTCTGTTTTCGCAACGTAGCCCCACACTGGCTTGCCTAGCTGACGGTAGGCCAGTGAGCGGTGATGGCCGTCTATCACCTTGTAGTTGGTGCTGCGCTCGGTGTCAGGTGTGTCTACCAGCACGACTGGCTTAATGCGCCTGCCTTGCTGCGCTCGGCTGGCTATTTTGGCTGCCATCTCGCTGACGCGGTCTGGTTCCTTCCAGGCGTTCCAGCGCCGACGGTGAGTGAAGTCGACCTGGTCTAGCGGTATCTCCTGCGGACCGTGCCAGGTCAGCTGCTTAACCCAGTCCAGTGCTGACTCTGGGTAGTCGGCACTGAGCTGGCGGGCTACCTGGTCAGCGCTGACGCTTACGCCTGCGGCAGCGTTCCTGGCCACTGCTCACCTTGTTTACGTGCTTCAGCTACCAGTGCCTGCGCGGTTGCCTCGGCATCTTGCTCGCTGGCACCTTGCTGCAGCATCAGCTGCTTGAGTGCGTTCACTACCAGGGCCTGGGTTTGCTGCGGGGTCAGGGGCTGCTCATCGCTCATGCGTGTTCCTTACCACTTGTGGTGGAAGTCAATCCACTCAACGGCGACAGATGGCAGGCCGCCAGCCACTGCGGCGATTACGCCAGCTACAACAGGCCCAGCGAACAGCGCTGTGAAGGCTGCCCCAGCAGCCAGGCCCAGCCCAGCCAGGATGGTGCCCAGATGCCATGACAGTTTGCCTTTGGCTTTAGCCAGCTCTTTGGCTTCCTCCCGCTCGGTGGAAGCCAGCTGCTGTTCTTGCTGCTCAATCTCGTGGTAGCGGTCACGCAGCTGGTGGATTTGCTTTATGGCCAGCTGCATCTGGTCGGCTGTAACGTGGTATTCGCCTGGGTCCATTCCCGCTGCCCAGCTGACGCTTACGCCTTGCGCATCGGGCGGGACGCCTGGGATGGCTTTAAAGTCGTCAGCAGTGGCTGGCCTCACCTGCGGGGCCAGTGCTGGCACTGTGGTGGCGGCATCGTGGCCAAGCAGGCCGTGCGTGCCGTCTGAGAATGTGGCATGCAGGTTGCCGTCGTGGTCGACACTGGTGATGGTGCCGGCACCGTGAGCGTCGTGCAGCAGCTTGTCGCCAACGCTGCGGCATGGGGGTTCCACGCACTCCCACCCGTGAATGTAGCCTTCAGGCCCGACCTTGGTTATCTGCGGCGTGGGCGTGTAATGGATTTCCGCTACGTCCACGGCCTGGTCGGCATTCATGCCTTTGGCTATCATCTCAGCAATGCTGGACAGAGTGCCTTCTGTGACATGACGGCACTGCCAGGTGGTAATCTGCCGTCCCTTTTTAAGATGACGGCGCAGGGCATCCAGTTCACTCAGCGCAGCCTTATACTGACCGTCTGAGCTGTCCACGGACCGTGCGGAATCCATAGTACTGGCGGCGCTCTTAGGCACAGGATGTGCCCGTTCAGCAGAAGCAACAGCTGCCGCTGCGGCTTGTGCGGCCTGGTGCCCCGGTGATGGCGCACCACCGGGGCCACCTGGCTTGGGGACAGCACCAGCAGCTGGCACCCGCGGCATGGGTGCGGCTCCAGGTTCGGGTGGTGCCATCTGCGGTGCTGGTGGCCGCGGTGGCTGGCCTGGGGCTGGCAGCTGCTGACCTGGCGGTGCGCCACCTGGAGCGCCTCCAGGCTGGCCAGGCTGACCAGGTTGCGGCAGCGTGGGTGGCGCAACGCCAGGTTC